AACCATTGGCTTTCTGGTGGTAAAAACTGGTTTTGTGTACTTGGGTGTACTTGTGTTAAATTACCGCCTACTAAACAAGTAAATTCAGAAGTTAAAAAATCCATATGACCTGACCATCCTGTAGTAATTAATGGTTTTTTAGTTAATGTAAACTCAAGTAATGGACGACCGTAACCTTCACCTTTAGTTAAATTAACCATCGATTTTACTTTTGGGTGGTTATACAATTCATTAATTTCATCATCACTAAACTCACCATGTAATAAATAAACATTAGGTAAATTAGTTGAATTAACTGTTTTCTTAATTAACTTGATTTTCTTTAGAATTTCTTCTCTATCAGAATATGAAGCTCCTACTTGAGATGCTTTTAAAATTAAAGCAGGTTTTTTAGTTTTATTTTTAAATGTTTCATAAAATGCTTTAACTAAGAATCCTACGTTTTTTCTATCTTCACCTAAATCACCTGGCATCCAATGGCCTAGGAATAAGTAGCAAAAATCTTCAGGGAATTGATTAATATCTCTAAGTAATGAGGTATTTTTAAATTCTTTTGTTTCTAATGTTTTAAAAACATTTACATCAGCACCTTCAAACAATACTTCAACCGGTTTTGATAATGTAATATTAGCTTCTAAAGCGTTTGTTTGCTTATTTCGTTTTTCAAATTTAGATTCTTGAAATACTTTTTTAGCATGTTCTGAAGAAACAAATGTTAAATCCATTCTATTAATACCTTCAATCCATTCTGCTGGGCAAATAGTGCTTTCAATACCTGCTGTACAACCAATATTATACTTTCCTACTGGTTGGAATTCGTTTGGTACTGTAATTTGCATCCAAATTTCTGGTTGTTTAGGGAGCATGTTATTAGGGAGTGTTTTTTCTAATAAAAAGCTCCATTCTGAGTTATCTTCACAGAATCCAAAAGGTGTATTTCCCCAACGTTGAGATAATAGTCTAACATTGTATTTATCTGTTTCTACGATGGCTTTAATTAAATCCCTTGAACGGGCACCGTAGCCTGAGTATGTGTCAAAGGGTGAACTGATTATAAATAAGGGTTTGCTCATAATTTTAATATAACAATTTGTGGTTTATTTTTCTATCTTTAACTTCGTTTGCATTGATTAATTCATATTTTTCTCTTGGTTTCCAAGTTGAAAATAAAGTGTCAAATGCTTCAATAACTCTTTTTCCTTGAGCTACTCCTGTAAATCCTGCTTCATCGCTTATAGCCCATTCTCTACCTGCTAAACCGTTTTCAGCGCGTTCTTCGTCTAAATAAACATGCATTATTTGTTCAGCGGCATCTTCGGCTGTACATCTGTCATCCCAAATATACGGTGTTAACGGTGATCCTACTAATGATTTGTTACTTGGGTATACTGGGTAAGCCCATTTACCGTGTGATTTATAAGTACCATTATGGTTTGAAGGGAAATCAGCATCGAAATCAATCCAAGTACCATCTTCAAATTCAAAACGCATTTGATCTTGCATACCACCAGTTACGTTTGCAATAATTGGTTTACCACACAAAATAGCTTCTGTTAAACTTAATCCCCAACCTTCGTTAGATGTTAATAAAATTTGAGCATCTGTGCAATTATATAATAAACTCATTTGGTGTGGATCAAATCTAGCATCTGTAAAGATGATATTATATTGTTCGCCATTAGCTAATAACTCAATAACAGCATCTAAATCTGTTCCGTGTTCACTTACATGTTCTGTATGTAATACTAAAGCACATTTTTTAGCTTTTTCAAGAGGCAATTTATCAATAAAGTGTCTATAAGCTAAAATAGTATCAGGAATTTGTTTTCTTCTAATATTTCTAGAGTTAAAAAACAAAACAAAATCATATTCATTACCTTTAAATAATTGTTTTTTAAATTCTACTAATGCAGGATCTTTTTTATCTATAGGTCTAAAAATTTTATGATCTAAACCATGTGGTACATAGCGAAGAATTTTATTTTTTGCTTTTTCTTCTAATACTAATTTATTAATGTTTACTGTTTGTTTAGAAATCCCCATTAACAAATCACAAGCTTCATAAAATGCTTTATTATACATTGGAGCAGGATAATCATCCCAAATGTTCAAATAAGTAATAGGAATATGTTTTCTAATTTCATTTTCCATAGCAAATAACCAAACAAAATATCTTGGATCAGTAATCAACATAATTGCATCTGGTTTTTCGATCTTAAGTATTTGTCTTAAAATATCAGGGTTTCCATAATCATGTACTGGATACATGAATACTGATGAATCTGTTAATCCTGTTGATTCATCTGTTGATTTACATAAATCTAAACGTTTGCCTTGTTCTGGGTGGTTAATAGCTCCTGCTATATTAACCCAATTAAAATGTTGAGCTGTATGGAATACAATTTCTCTTGCTACTGTAGCAACTCCTGAGTGGACTCTAATGTCGTCACAAATCAAGAGGATTTTTTTTCTTTTTTCAGGTGGTAAATAACCAAATCTTTCTTCTGTCATAACTAATAATTGATAATATAATAATAACTGTTTTAAAAACCAAACTATTTAGAATCCATTTCTAAATTACTGTGACCGTGAATCATTTTTCTGAATTCAGGATCAGTTAAGTAAAGATGGATTGCTCTATCGTTTAGTTTTTGCAAGGAAAATTTCATACGAACACATTCTATTTTGAATTGTTCGAATAACTCGCTCTGCACCTTAACAGAGGTCAATGTCATTTCTTTTTTACTCATAAATTTTATTAATTTGTTGTTTGTATATAAATATATTAAGATCTATCTAAAGTAACCCTTTATCACAAAGTTCTTTATTTTCTTTAAAAGGACAGAATCTACAGTTATGAGCTGATGGATTAGGAGAAAAACTTACATTTTTATAAGTTCCATCATTGTTAAAAACACTTTCAATAAATTCATCAACTGTTTTTACTGCTTTATTTACTTTTACTTTTCCACTAGCTGGAATAAATTCTTGTACTCTGCGTTTGGCTGCTTCAAATTCTGCTTCTTCCCATATTTTACGTTTAACAATAAAAAATTCTATATCAATATTGTCTACAGGAACACCAAACTGTTTAGAGAAAAAATGTTTGTAAAGTATAAGTTGGAATTGTTTTGTTTCGTCTTTTTTCTCTTTATCGCTCCAACCTTTAGTAGAGGTTTTTATATCTATTATTTTAAATTTATCTAATGTTTTATTATACAAAACAACATCTAAAAATCCTTTAAATAAAATATTGTTGTATTGATAATTAGGATTAAGTAAAATAGGTACCTCACAACCTATTAAATACCATCCTTTTATATTGAACAAGTTTGATCTGTGTTTTTTAATGTATTTTAAAATAGCAACTCAATCTTCAAAAAATTCTCTCATTTCAACTGAATTGCTGAAATGAATATTTTTATTTGATTTATAGTCTTTTAAATAAACTTCACCAAAACGTTCTTCAAAATGTTTTTCTAAATCAATTCTATCTGCTTCAGCACCACTTTTCTCGTATATAGTTGTAATGTAATGTTGTAACGTTTCATGTAGTGCTGTTCCGAAAGTCATGTTTATAGACGCTTCCGACGTGTAATAACCGTCTTTATATTGTAATGCCCATTTATGAGGACAATTACTAAACATAGATAATTGACTAAAGGAAATGGTTTTTTGGAAAGCATAATTTACCTCAGGTAAAGTATGTTTTTTAATTTCCTTCACAATTGAAGGTAATTTTTTACCTGCTGGTTTTTTAGACTTTTTGGCAGTACCAAAACCGTAATATTCCTTTAGCGCGTCATCCATTTTATTTACCTTTTAGCATCTGGATTGTTTTTTCTAGGTATAAAGCTAAATCCATTGCTTCTTCCTTAGCGTGTTGTAAATAATCAATAACGGATAGATCTGTTCTGTCCATAGTGTTATTGTATTTTAATTTGCCCATTTGAGCTCTTTTGATATGCTCATCAATAACTGAATCTACAATTGAATCTGTTTGTTCAATTTCTCTTGATGGAAGAGCTGGTTCTATAGTTCTTAAATCACTATTTTTAGTCATTTTATTTCTTTTAATAATTTTTTTATTTCTTTATCCTCTAATCCTATTTTTCCCAAAAGATGTTCTAAACCTTCTCTACGTAATAGGTAAACATATTCCTCAGCTTCACCTAAAGAACATTCATAAAACTTAGAAACGTGTTTCAGTAACGCATCATTTATTTTTGTTTTTGAACTTTTAATGTATTTTAAAAATACTTGTTTTTTAGGCAACATGTTTTGATAGAATTTGTATGTTTTTTCTTTTTCTGTATAAGGTATTCTTTGGGCTATGTTAGCAATCTCAGTATAAGGTTCATACATCGAAACGAATCTATGAACCATATACGGATTGAATTGTGTTTGTTCGTCTTCAGTAAATGAAGACCAAGATTTTTTATCTCCGGTTAAGTGTTTTAAAAAATCAAATATTGTCATTTGCTTCTTCTTCGAATTCAGCTCTTAATTCTTTTGGCAACAATTCTACTAGTACTTTACCAGTTTTGATATCATAAAATACTGGAATAGGAATAACTCCATCTTCTTGAGTACCAGTTACAAAACGAGATACTTTACGTAGAATAACACCTTCAGCAAATACTTGGTTACCTTCTGGTGATGTAATAGGGCGAGTGTTCTTAATGTCAATATTAAGATTCATTTGTTGTTGTTTGTTCATTTTTATATTTTTTAAAGTCTAAATAAAATCCAATTGCTACTATAATATTCATTCCGAATGAAGCCAAAATCTCGTAAATATCTTCATAAACATTCATAGTTAAGTGAACATGACCTACCATCCAAAAAGGTATAGACAAATTACTAGCTATCCATGTTGTTAAAAATACAATGAAATGCTTCATTTTGTTTGTTTAAAATTAAAATACAAATTAATCAAATCAGTTAAATCAAAATGACTTAAATGATCAGGGCAAATTCCGATTAGGTGAAGTATAAATTCCATCATAACACTTTTTTCTTCAAAGATAATGAAAGGATCTTAGAAAACAAAGCCATAATGTTAATTTCTTTATCAATTCTGAAATTAGAGTGGTATTGGTATTCTTCAATATAAACTATAATTTCACTGATGTACATTGGAGCATATTCTTCTATATTATCGTACAAGTATCTAAATAAATCATCAAATTCATTTGAACCAGAATCAGCTAAAATTTGTCTGATAGTGTTAAATGATTTAGTACTAGGTGATTTTAATTCTTCTAGTATTTGATTTTTGTAGTTACTAGAGGCTAAAACAGATTTATCTAAATTTACTTTACCTTCAGTAGAACTTGCTTGTAATGTATTTAATACTTTACGAACATCAGGATAGTAATAATTAACTACATCAATTATATCTTGATTTTCATAAGTTACTTCTTCTTTCTTTAAAATATTAACAATGTGTTTTGCAACATCTTTTTTAGATGGTGGAACTATTTTTAATACTTGGCATCTTGATTGTAAAGGATCAATAACACGTTCAATAAAGTTACATGTTAAAATAAATCTAGTAGTGCGAGAATACGTTTCTATAACGTTTCTAAGTGCGGCTTGACCATTTATAGTGATATAATCAGCCTCGTCTAATATAACAACTTTAAGCGGTTTAAAAGACGCAACTGAAGCGAATCCTTTTACTTTATCTCTAATTGTATCAATACCGTTTTCATCACTGGCATTAATGTACATGTAATCACAATCTAAACTATTAACAATAAGTTTTGCTAATGTAGTTTTTCCGGTTCCAGGAGGTCCATAAAATAAGAAGTTTTGGATATCATTTTGTCCTAAGTACTGACTTATAGTGGTTTTGATTTGCTCATTACCAACATAGTCCTCTAGGGTTTGTGAACGATATTTTTCAACCCATAAAGTATGTTCTTTTTTATTCCTCATAATCTCCGTAAATGTTATAT